GCCTACTCAGGCAGTACTTTGTATGCTGGTGGAGCAGGCGGCGGCGTTGGGGGTAATGGATTTAACGGTGGAGGTGGCTTCAGCAATCTTTACTACACTGGAGGTGGTGGTGGTAGGTTGTTTACGGGCGCAGGAGGTGCTGGCGCTGGGCCATTTACAACGGCAGTTGGTGGCCCCGGTTCTGGTGGTTTTGCGGGTGGCGGTGGCGCAGCAGCAGATTACACACCATTCTTTGCTATGGGTGGCGGTGGCGGTTTTGGTGCTGCTGGTGGTAATGGATATCAGTGGACGGCTTCGCAAACGACTACAAGTGGTGGTACAGGCGGTGCAGCGGGCAATGTTGGTGGTTCTGGCACGGGTACGCCGGGAAGTGTTTCGACCACATACACCGGCGCTGCTGGCGGCAAAGCAATTGACTTTAATGGATTTGCGGTCAGCATCTCTGGCTCAGGCACAACGTATGGGGTAACAGCATGATCGTTACACAAGAACTTTTGCTGGCTGTGGGTGGCTGTACAACTATTGTTCAGCATCTTATTGACACTGGATATGCTGGCCTCACCCGTCAACAATTTATCGACAAAATGCAAGTCGATGCTGACGCCGACGTACATCCTCAATGGTGGGTAAGTTGGGCAAAGACGTTTCTAAAAAATGGAACGGCTATTGTCTTCAATGGTGAGTTTAGTAAAACCAATAGATTCCGAATTTCTGGACTTGGAGTCAATGATCCTACTGTTATTTATTTAACTATTGAAGATGCTCGCCTTGCTGTTCGTGCAGCAAGGGACGCACAACATGTTTTAGAAGATTGGATGTGGCATATTCATGCCAAGTACAAATTTGGAGCAGATGGCTTTACTTTTGATGNTGTAACGGATTCCGAAGAAACCAATCCCGGTCATCCTGTAGATCACTATGCTACGTTTAATCCTACGACAGGTTTGTATGAAGAATTCCTTGACTTTACCGCTTCAAAAACGCGCATGATTGAATTGATGCAACTTAGACAAGTTGCTATTGATGCGGGATATTACATCGAAGAAGAGGTTCAACAAATTAATGATCCTGAGGAAAACCCATCGGGTTGGATCATTGCTGACATTGGCAATGCTTTGGCTTAAGCATGAACCCAGCAGCACCAGAAGTGATTGCGCTGCTTATCAAGAGTCTTCCGGGCATTCCGAGTGAGATTGAGCTATACAATTTTGCTCGTTCAATTGAATTACTGCACGGGATTGGCATAGAGTCTCCACCACTACCGGCTACACAAGAGCCAAGGTTTATATGAATGAACTTCTCCACCTTCTTGAAGAACTTGCTCCTACTGTGGCAACCGCAGTGGCTGGCCCTGCTGGCGGGCTTGTTGTTTCTGCTATTGCTGATCGATTCGGAGTAAAGAACACAGTCGATGAGGTTGCCAAAGCAATTGCAGGCGATCCTGCGGCTGCGGCTAAATTGGCAGAAATTGATCTTGAGACGCTGAAGGCCAACTATGCCAACACCGCTGACGCACGGGCCATGCAAGTGGCGGCTCTGCAACAGTCTGACGTGTTCTCCAAACGGTTCACGATGTACCTGACAGCGTTCTGGTCGGTTGCTGCGGCCATCTACGTTGCCTTTATCACTTTTGGCTACATTCCTCCCCAAAACGTGCGCTTTGCGGATACCATTCTTGGGTTCATTCTTGGCACCGTCATCGCAACAATGCTGAACTTTTGGTTTGGTTCTAGTGATGGCTCCAAGAAAAAAACTGAAGTACTTGAGTCCATCCAAAAGTAAAGATCACTGATGAAAGGCGATCATGTGTACAGCCAACGCTGAGGTCATTGAGGAATCGGAAGTCAAGGAGCAAAAGCCACAAGAACAATTGGCCAGCTTGCTTTACTTTCCATCGATGGTCTACACAATCACAAAAGAAGAATTTGTGAAAGATGCTCTTGATGTGTTCAATGAGAACATCAAGCAGATCAAGAAAGACAAAAAAGGCAAGACAGACGCTTTGTTTGACAAGCTCTACCCAGTCACGATGACAGGGAACTTGTTCCATGATGAGCGCATGAAAGATTTGTGTGGATACATCAGCCAAACAGCTTGGAACATTCTTCAAGCTCAAGGCTATGACATGCAAAACAACGTCACATTTTTTACTGAATTCTGGGGTCAAGAGCACCATAGGCATTCAGCGATGGATGAGCACGTTCATCCGCATGGCGCACAGATTGTGGGCTTTTACTTTTTGGAAGTACCACCAGATTCATCACGGGTTGTGATTCATGATCCACGACCCGGTAAAGTGATGGCTGCATTGCCTGCTGAAAACGCAGGCATTGTTTCGGAAGCGACCAACATGGTCAATTTCAAAGCCGAACCCGGAATGTTGTTTTTTGCGAATTCATGGTTGCCACATTCGTTCACACGACATGGCAGCTTGAAGCCAATAAAATTCATACATTTCAATATTGGTGTACGAGCGATAGCACCAACCGTATGCCCTGTTCCACAAGTAGAAATCATCTAAGGAGATAGAAATGAAATCAATTACTTTGACCGTTGAACTCGCGAATGGCATCCTTCAGTACCTTGGTGGCCGTCCCTATGTAGAAGTTGCCGGTTTCATCAATGGCATTCAGCAGCAAGTCAATGAGCAGAATGTTCCGCCTGCGCCAGAGGTTCACGAAGTGCCTGCTTCGTAATCTGAGAACTATGCAATTCTTGCGAGATATTCACCCTTACGTCCAAGAGTTTGAAAGTAAAAACAAGGGCGAAATTTATCGTTTCTTGGACTTTTTAGAAGAAAAATACAGTGGGTTTCAACCAAAACCTGCTGTTCCGGGCACACCTAAAACCGTTTCAATTCAAGCGACAACAACCAAAAACAAAGGTAATTTTTTTGGTTGGGTAACAAAATTATTTCATAAGCCCAAAAAGGAATGAGCGTGGAAGACTCGAACGAACTTGCGACAAAAACGGACAAACAGCTTAGTGTTCATGAAGCAATTTGTGCGGCTCGATACGAATCCATTCAGAAAAATTTTGAGGAATGGGGCCAAAGGATGCAACGATTAGAGTACATCTTGTACTTTTCTATCCTTGCATCCTTGTTTGGCCCCAAATATTTTGAAGAGTTGTTAAAACACATTCTTGGTATTTAACAAAGGGGCTGAAAATGACAGAAGCTGACTTGCAACAGCTTGGCATTCATGAGTCATGGCTAGGCCCGCTGAACAATACATTTGATCGATTTGAGATCAACACTCCTGCGCGGCAGGCGTTTTTTATTGGCCAGTGCTCGCATGAGTCTGGCCATTTCAAGTTTTTGGAAGAGAACTTGAATTACAAAGTTGAGAGCTTAGTGCATACATGGCCTCAACGATTCACACCTGTGCTGGCTCAAGAGTGCGCTCATAAGCCAGAGAAGATCGCCAACATTGTCTATGCCAATCGAATGGGCAATGGCAATCCTGAGAGTGGCGATGGCTACAAATACAGGGGTCGTGGGCTAATTCAATTGACAGGCAAAAGCAATTACATTGCTTGTGGTCAAGCCTTGGGCGTCGACTTAGAAAGCACTCCTGACTATCTTTCTACACCGGCTGGTGCTGCGCTATCAGCAGGTTGGTTTTGGAGTGCTCATGGGCTCAACAAGCTGGCTGATGCCAATGACCTTGAGCAGATGACACGGGTCATCAACGGTGGGACAATTGGTCTGGAAGATAGGTTTGCTCTAATGCAGAAGGCTCTTGAGGTACTAGCATGACCACGCCCTCATGGGTAATGACGTACAACAGTCTGACATCAACCGTGCTCTCCTATTTGGAGCGGTCTGATCAGGCGACGATCAATGCAATTCCTACGTTCATTACGTTAGCTGAATTTGAGATTGCTCAAGAGATCAAAACTCTGGGGCAATTGCAGATTGTTGAATCCACCATGAGTGCCAACAATCCCGTTTTGCAAAAGCCTGCTAGGTGGCGCAAAACCGTGTCAATGAATTACACAAACAGTGCTGGAGTGCGAACTCCCATTTTTTTGCGTAAATATGAATACCTGACCAATTATTGGCCTAACAACACCAACACTGCGGCCCCGGTGTATTACGCTGACACCAATTGGGATCATTGGTATTTGGCTCCAACACCAGATCAAGCGTACTCGTTTGAAGTGCTCTATTACGAGCGCATCCAGCCTTTAAGTTCAGACACTCAAACCAATTGGCTGACTCAGAATGCGCCAACGGCCATGTTGTTTGGCACTCTTTTGCAAGCGATGCCGTTTTTGAAAAATGACCAGCGTCAAATTTTTCAACAGAAGTACACCGAAGCGATTCAGTCACTGAAAACTGAAGATGTTTCACGCCTTGGTGATCGTCAAGCAATCGCAATAGACAGCTAATCATGACTTCATACGTTTCACCATACACGGGCCAGACCATCAACCCATCTCAGGTGGGTTACGAAAACCTGACGTTGTCTGCTCAATACACCTATCTGTCGTGGCCAATCAATGGAACGCCGGGTGTAGTGGTGGCCAACATCATTGAAGCCACGGCAACGGTATCGCCTGCAAATTTGGTTCTGCCTGCGGCGAGTCAAGTGTCGGTTGGACAAGCATTCATTGTTCGCAACATTGGTTCGACGAATTCTTTTACTGTTGTTGACAATTCGCTCAATACAATTCAATTAGTACCTGTTGCGCCGACAACGTCGACCGTTAACACTTACTATATCTATCTGACCGACAACTCGACGACCTACGGTACATGGTCAACGATTGCGTTGGGTATCGGAACATCTGCGGCTAGTGCTTCTGCGCTTGCAGGGTTTGGGTTAAAGGCTATCAATGCGGCCTTAAACACCAATACGGCAGTGTCATTGGTGTCCTCAGCCTATACGTTCACTGCAAACGACAATGCAGCGTTGTATGTATGGACTGGCGGCGCTGGCACTCTGACGCTGCCAGCAGTTGGTGCAGTTTCTGTTGGTTTCTACGTCATTGTAAAAAATGATGGTGCAGGCATTGTGTCTGTAACGGCTCAAGGTTCCAGCACAATTGATGCGACCACATCTACGGTTCAATTGCAGATTGCCAATTCCAGTGTGTTTGTATCCAATGGCTTGAATTGGTACACCTATGCACTGGCTCAACAAAACGTATTCAATTACACCCAATTTTATTTGAGCTTGACGGGTGCTGCGGCAACTGTGACGCTGACATCAGCGCAAGCCAAGAACGTCATTCAACAGTATGCGGGCGTGTTGTCTCAAAACACGACAATCATTGTCCCGCAAACGGTGCAGCTTTATTCGATCAGGAATAGCACATCAGGTGCTTACAGCCTGACTATTTCGACAGGCGTGACTGGTGGTTCTTCCTATACGGTTACCGCAGGTACAGCAGCATTGTTGGTGTGTGATGGCACCAATCTGTTCAATGCCACATCGTCACAAGCCAGCTTTGCATCGACCATCACGTTGGGCAATGGATCAGCAACCAATCCAGCGTTGAACTTTACGGGTGATGCCTTAACGGGCATTTATTTGGCTGCATCAGGTCAATTGGGTTTTGCAGTTTCTGGCGTTCTTGCGGGCAAATTGACTTCTAGTGGATTGTTGCTTCCAGTGGGAATTGCAGGCGGGTCTTTCTAATGACTTTGAAAGTTATTCCGCTACAAGTTGGGGCAGGAATCCAGCGGGATGGAACTCAATTTGCGTCAGCAACGTATGTTGATGGGCAGTGGTGTCGATTTCAGTACGGACGCCCCAGAAAAATGGGAGGCTATACAGCTTCCTTTCTGAATGCGCCTAGCATTAGTCGTGGCATGATCATGCAATCCCAAGCTGGACAAACTTGGGTTGTCTCTGGTTTCAACAATAGTCTTCAGCAGTGGACGATTGGTAACAGCGATGCAATTGGATCGGGGCCACAGCAGATTTTTGTGATCGGCAGCATCACGACTGTTTCCATTACTACTGGTGGAGCAGGGTACACAGACAACACCTACACCAATGTTTCGCCGATTCCAGCAAGCGGCAATGGCACAGGAGCCACGATTACTGTTGTAGTGTCTGGCGGCATTGTGACCACGCTCACAGTGACGGCAGCAGGCAATGGCTATGGGTTTGGGGATACCTTTACTTTTAGTCCGGGCAGCATTGGCGGTGCATCTGCCACGACGACGTTTGTAGGTACGGTTACATCAGTGACGTACTATGGAGTAAATGTTGCCCCATCAAGCAACTACTATCAATCAGACTCAAACGCACTGTGGCAGTTTGACACTGGCTATGATGCATTTGGTACGGGCAACAACAACCTGATTGCTCACCCCGGCGACAACCTTCAGTACATCGACAGTTTGACCAACGTGCGTCCATTGGTTGGCACGTTTACTAGCACGACCATGACTCCGGTAGGCGTGTTTACCGCGACTGGAACGCTGACTAGTGGGTTGGCCACTGTAACCTTCACATCGACCAATGTGGCGATGGGCGCAGGCGTATCGGTGTATGGCACCGGGATACAGACCGGCACCACCATTGTGTCGTCGACAGTGACGGGCGGCGTATGGACGGTGACGTTGAACAAAACCGCTACTACATCAGGCCCGGTGCTTTTGACTTTTGACAACAACATCGCTGTCAGCGGCGGTGTTTGTATGCTGTATCCGTATCTGTTTGTTTACGGAAACTATGGGCTGATTCAAAACTGTTCAGCAGGCAACTTCAACAATTGGACATCGGCTGATGCCAATGCCACAAACGTCGCATCGACCAAAGTTGTGAAGGGTATTCCGCTACGAGGTGGTACGACATCACCAAGTGGATTGTTCTTTACGACTGACTCTGTGGTTCGCGTGACGTATGCGCCGCAATCAGTGGGGTCGACTTCGATCTATTGGCGGTATGACTTAATCACGCAGCAATCCTCGATCATGTCGAGTCAATGCGTAATTGAATACGATGGCATCATTTATTGGGTAGGTGTTGACCGTTTCCTGATGTACAACGGTGTGGTGCAAGAAATGACCAACACTCAGAATTTGAATTGGTTTTTTGATGGACTCAACATCACTCAACGACAAAAAGTGTGGGCAACCAAAGTGCCACGCTGGGGTGAGATTTGGTGGTTCTATCCACGCGGTAATTCAATTGAATGTAATGATGCGATCATTTACAACGTCAGAGAGAAAACTTGGTATGACGCTGGTTTAGCAGATGGCGCAAACCGTTCTGCCGGTGTGTTTTCTGAAGTATTTAGGAAACCAATCTGGGCGGGCAACGTAGCCAATTCAGTTGGCAATTACACGTTGTGGACTCATGAGGTGGGCGTTGATCAGGTTTATTTGACTGATGTGAATGCCATCAATTCGTACATTGAAACGAACGTTTTGAGTATGACCAATGGTTTGGTTGGCTCCGTACCGACCGGCGACAACTTGTGGACTCGCATTGAGCGCGTGGAGCCAGACTTCCAGCAAGTGGGACAGATGAGTCTGACGATCACCGGCAAGGGTTACGCAGACGATACGGATGTGGCTTCTAGTCCGTATGTGTTTGATGCGTCAACGCTTAAAATTGACATGAAAGAACAACGCCGTGAAATGCGTTTGAGGTTCACAAGCAACACTCAAAACGGCAATTACTTCATGGGTCGAGTGATCTTGAATGTTGAGTCTGGTGACGTTCGCGGTACAGGGAATCCGTAAAGTGATTTCGTATGATCCTCGCGGAATGACATGGGATCAGTACAACAAGCTGATGGAAGAGTTGTTTGCATCCAATCAACTTGGACATGTTGCTGAAGAAAATTGGAGAACGTGGGTTGATGGGATAAATGGAATTGGATATTTTGTCCAATCAGGCAGTCCCGATCATCGTCCATATGAAACTTGGCAAGATTGGGCAATGGCAATGGCTGGCATCATGTCAATCTCGCCGAATGCGGGGAGCACATATTGAAAGAATCAGAAATCATGTCTTTTGGCAGTTTGCAAAACAAGAGTCTTGGCGCTCAAGTTCACGCTGCGAGTGTTCCTAGCTACGCAAGAGGCGGCAAAGTTCGCGCCAATCATTATGCTGGCGGTGGGAGCGCACTTAGCGCAGATCAAAGCAATCAATGTTGCGTCTGTTGTTCATGCAACCCANGCTGCTCATATAGCGGCCCTATTGGGCGTTATGGTTTGGGGGGCACCATTGGTGGGGCAGCAGGAGCGGCATCCGGCATTCCTTTTGGGGGAGCGATTGGCAGCGCAATTGGTTGCTTGATTTGTTGCATCTTTGGATGCTGCTGTTGCTGTGGGCCTGCTCCTGCCCCTGCTCCATCAATTCCAACTCCCACTGCATTGTGTGGCCAAGCATCTGAATTGGTGGGGCATAGCGGAAATTTTAGTCCTGATACGCTTGCCCCGTTGACGCAAATGAACATGGGTGCAAATGTTGGTGCCAATCCAGACCTTGGCATGTATCAAGGTGAAATGATGGCTGGAGGCGGTCGTGCAGGCGGTGCAAGCACTGGGTGCTGGCTCAAAGATTTTGAAGGTGCATTGAAATGCGCTACGCCAGAGTGGGCTTGCTTAAAATGCAATATGTTGAGAAGCGAAATGCATACGCCCAACAGCACCATGCATCCATTGCATCAAATTCGTTGCAGCATTGTGGGCAATGCAGAAGGCGGCTTGGCACATTACAAGGCAGCAGCACCTAAAGGACACCATCCTGAGTTCATTACCGGCCTAACAGGCTATTACGCCTGTGGTGGTGGTACGGGTCAATCAGACGACATTCCAGCCATGCTGCACGATGGCGACTATGTGATGGATGCCGAAACTGTTTCGTCGCTTGGTGACGGCTCTAGCAAGGCTGGAATGCATGTTCTTGAAGGATTCCGCAAACAGTTGCCACACAAGGATGGGCCGGGTGTCAATCCAGTGCCTGCAAAGATTGCAGATGGTGAATATGTTTTTCCTGCGTCATTTGTGTCGGCCTTGGGAGGCGGTGACAATAGGAAGGGTTCAGACATCCTTGATGGACTGCGCGAAAAGTTGCGTGAGCACAAGAGAAAAACTCCGCTCGATTCAATTCCACCCAAGGCTAAAACCCCAATTGACTACATCAATAAGGGCAAGAAATGACTAACATTTTCCAATCATCACAAAATAAGTCAACTTGCGCTCCCGGTTATTTTAATAATTACCTTCAACAGTTAGCAACGTGCGCTCAAAAAGCAGGAACGGGTGCTCAATATGTTGGCGCACAGCCTTTGCAACAAAAGGCTTTTTGTCAGATCAATGCAACTTCCGGTGCAGCACAACCGGCATACCAAACTGGTATGGGCTACATTGGATGTGCGGCTCAATCTGGCTCTCAAATTGGGGCTGCTGCAAATCCATATTTGCAAGCAGCAACAGGTTCTAGCCCATTGTGTGCGGCCCAGCCTTTGATTTGCGAAGCGCAGAGTATGAATCTGGGCAAGGTAGCGCAATGCTACATGAACCCATTTTTGAACAATCAAGCGCAAACAATGTCAGACATTGCACAGCGCAATATTCAAATGAATTTAGGGCCAGCAGTGACTGGCGCAACGGTCGGATCAGGACAGTTTGGATCACAGCGTGGCGCTCAGGCGCTGGGGCAGGCTGAAGCAAACGCAGAGCAATGTCTGAATGCTCAGATGGCCAATCTGTACGGCAGTGCATATGGCCAAGCATTAGGTGCAGCGGGTCAAAAAGAAAGTGCATTGGGTCAACTGGCTCAGACTACGTCGTCGGCTCAAGCTGCACAAAATCAGGCTCAATTGCAGGCGGCTCAAGAAGCAGCTAATGCAAAGACACAGCAGGCTCAAGCAGAACAAGCAGCTGGTCTGGGGATGGGTACATTGGCCACGCAAAAAGCACAGCAGAACCTTGCTTGCATTAATGCATTGGCCACATTGGGTGCTCAATGCCAAGCTATCAAACAAAATGCCCAATGCTATGCGTTGAGCAAAATGTGTAAAGAATCGAATATCTTGAGAGGTCAAGCGATTCCAACAACAGTTAAAACAACGATGTGCCCATCTTTGGCATCTGCTGCTACTACTGGTCTTGCAGGACTGCAAGCATCAGGGCTTTTGGGAAGCATTGGACAAGGCCTTGGTAACTTATTTGGTTGCGCCTACAAAAATTTTACAGGATGCACCAAAGGAAATTCACAAATGGGTCAACCAAATGTTAAGCCACAACCTCCAAGTGGTGAAACAAATAATTGTGCTGGAAATACTTATAGAGGTTGTGGTGGCAGTTCTGGCTGTAGTACATATGCTGCTCGCGGAGGATTGATTCATGCCAAACCACAACATCATGGTTGCTTCTCAACTCGTAGTCATGGCGCACTGCCAGTGAGGAGAAAATAATGGCTGATCCTAGGCCAGATTACTCGGGTGTTCAGAGCGGCTTGGACATGACCAAGTTGCCTTTGTATGGGCAAGATGATGAGCAAATGCAAAACTTGCAAAAGGCTCAACAAGAGGCTTTAGATGCCCTTCAGAAGCGTTATGACCAGCCTAACTGGTGGAATGTAGCCGCAGGCTTTGCAAAGCCTCAGCTAGGCGGTTTCTTGGCATCCGCTGGTAGTGCCGCAGAAGCTATGGGTCAGAACGTCGAGGCTCAACGAGCCCAGCAATTGCCGATTGCTCAAATGAAATTGCAATTGGCGCAATCCAACATGCTATTGGGAGCCAACAAAAAAGTTGCTGATCAAGTTAAAGCATGGCGTGATGCAAACCCCGGTCAAACTCCATCTGAATCGCAAATTGGTGAATGGGAGTCAATGGCACCGGGCTCATCCGTAGTTACTAGTCTTAAAAATGAATTAAAGACGCAACAAGAAAAACAAGGTCTTTCTGTTCAAGCAAGAGCTTCTGATATTTCGGCGGCTCAAAGCCGCATTAATGTATTGTTGGAACAGGCAAGAGCGCAAAATCGACAGCCAACACCATCTGAACAAGAAGAAATTAATTCATTAAGTCAGCATATAACTAAAAGTCTCCCAAAAAGAGATACAGAACCCACAGTCAATAACCCCACGAAAACATACATCACAGATGGAAATGTAAGCATTGCTGCCAATGCATACCATCCTATTTCCACAGATGGAAAACAAGGTGATGCAATTGATGTCAATCCATCACTGACTCCAGATCAAACTGATTTATTGCAAACGCAAGGCTGGCAACAAACTGATGCGCAGAACAATCCGGGTCATTGGGAGCGTATGAGTAGCTCAAAATCTGGCGCTGCATCCACAACACCCATGCCTGCGGCACCAAGTGTTTCAGCAACAAAACAAGCCATCAAATATTCTCAAACAGCCCCTATGCCTGATGTCACCAATTTTGGGGAAAAAACTCAACAAGCAATATTGCAACAATGGAATGAAAAAACTAGAACCATAGAAAAGCCATTTGAAGATCAGATTAGTAATTTGCAGCCCCTTATGACGGGCGAAAATTATGCGACTACTAAATCAGTTTACAAATCTACGCTTGGAATGCTTGGCGGTGAACATGCGGATTGGGCAAAAGATGTTCTAGCTCAGATGCGTCAATCTGGTACAGAAGCGGCACTTAATCAAGGTCTTGGAGTTAATTTAGGTTCAGTACATGGCAGCGTCAGTTTGCCTATAGCTGCGTATAAGGATGCAAGTTGGCCTCCAGAAAAACAAGCGTTTGCAGATGCGTTGTTTGCAAACTTGCAATCTCTTGCTACAACCAACACAAAAATGCAAGGTGGCTCCATTGCCAATACGCCACAACAGGAATACATGAATGTTCTTCATCAATTTGCTAATAAAGACATGAATGCATTGGCTGTACAAAAATTGGTGGCTCACAATCAAGCATCATTTGATCACAACAAAGAAATATACGATCAAATTCAACAAGAACGCGGGCCTGTCAATGCATCAGGCACTGCAACTCCATTGGCAGATATTTTTGCTCAATCAAAACCTTTGAAAACAATTGAATCAAAATATTTGAAGATTCACAATTCAATTGATAGGCAATTTCAAGATTCACTTATTTCTAAACCTTCAAAGGCGGCACCATGACTGATGAAGAGCAACAAGCAGATGATGAAGCGCAAAAAGCCGCAGATGCTTATTTGCAGAAGAATTTTTCTGAGTCCAATGGGCAAATTTTTCATGTCAGTCCTGCAAGTGCTGCTGCAAGTGCTGCTGCAAGTGCTGCTGCAAGTGCGCCTACTGATAACAAAAAAAGTTCAGAAGAACCAAGTTGGCTTAGTCAAATTCTTGACATGCCACCAAAATTGTTTGAGTCGGCAAAAAACAATCCAATAGCTGCGGTTCCGGGTGGCGTAGCAGGAGCTTATTTGACTCCAAAAATTGGAGCTATGATCAAAAATTTTTCCTCACAACCGGGAGCTGGAATATTTTCGCCAACACAACCAAAACCTGCTTCTACAGTTAATGCACAGCCATCGGTACGCATAGAGCCTACGCTAGGTGGAGCAGCGCCAAGTGAGCCCATGTCTGCTTTGGATCATGTTTCTGCGCCTGAATCAACTACGCAAACAATTGTTCAAAGTGGTCGAGGGCAAGGAACACCAACGGGCCGTCAGATGGAAAGTGGACATAACTGGGAAACCAATCGACAGTCACTTGCAACAAAACAAGCTTTGTCTGCACCGGGTGCAACCAATGCTATTGTTAAAGCAGGGCCAATGGCTCCCACACGCGGCGGCATAGCAATTCCGCAAAACGTATCTGTTCAGTTGGAAGAAGAAGCGCAAGCACGGGCACAAGCTCAAGCGCAAGCTCAAGCTGAGGCAGAAGCCCGTGCAAGAGCCCAAGCTCAGATGGCACAAGAGCAAGCTGCTGCTGCAAAAACAGCTTCAGATGCAAAAGCGGCCACTCAAAGCAATGTTATGGGTAAGCTAAAGGGTTTATTTAGAGTTGGTGCAGGCGCAGTAGGCGGAGCTATGTCGGCATCAGATTTTTATGATGCCTACCAAGAAGCAAAAAATCATGGCTGGACTGATGAAGCAATCATCAAAACCTTACAAGGTGCTGGTGGTGCAGCAGCAGTCATTCCAACGCTTCCTACGGAAGTTGGCGGCATGGCCCTCAGTGCCGCAGCACCATATCTTGTGAAAGCATTTGGCCCGCACAATAAGCCATCATCGCATTAAGAACATCAAGATCAAACAGAACACGAACCACACAATCAATTTGATGAGTGCGTCAATCATCGTTGTCACTCCGCAGGATACGATGCTCTGCCCACCGTTTATACGCTTTTAGTTCCTTGTTTTCGGTCTTAAGGCGATCTACTTCACCTTTGAGGTAGTTGATCTGGGCATGAGCTTGCTCAATCCAATTGTGTACTTCTTGGGGCATAGCAAAAGTAGGCTCTTTGCGAGCCCGTGGTTTCTTTTCGGGCTCGTCCATTAGTGCCATCCTTTGGTGATGATGAGGGTGCCAAAATCGTCGATACAACCGTGAGCAAAAAGCACGGTGTAGGGTGCCTTGAGGCAGTTGCCAGTACGCTGTGGCTCATGACCACCCTCATGACCACCAAACCCAACGTGGATGGCAATCTGCCAGCAGCCAATCTCAGCGCACCAGTAGTGCGTTGAGTGCAACGGTGCCACATTGTAATTGCGCGTGGCCATCCTATATTCAAAGTCCATGATGCGTCCTTTCAATTGACGTTGTTATTGGCGTACTCGATTGCCGCGCACTCGACAAACTCGCGCAGGGCGTGGAGTGCCTCAGCATCTTTGCCCGTCATCACTGCGGTGCAAGCCTTGAGCAAGTACGCACCCTCTTCTTGGCTGATCCAAGTCAGCAACTGGAGAAGAGGAATTTCTTTGCGCGCTTCTGGCAGATCATCGACCGGAATCATTGCTTCCGGCTTGCCAACAATGATTGCCTCCACAAAGTCAGCAGCAGCTGACTTGCGGGCTGCGGCCAAGATCAATTCATCATGCTCATCGTCGGGGTGTTGAAAGAAGCTCATGTTGGTTCCTAGTTAACCTGCAACAGCGCAGTGAAGAGAATATAACACTAAGTTAGAGAGACGTGGGGACTGAGCCCCACTTTTTTTAAACTTTCGATGCCACCGTGATGATGGCGGTGGTGCTGGTGTGCTTGGCCACCAGTGCAGCAGGCACCTGAGCTTCCTCAGCTACAGCCTTCCATGCCACGACGGCACGTTGGCTGAGGGTGACCGTGCAAGAGTACTTCTCGCCGGTGTGCTTGCCTTCACCGTAGGTGTCGGCGATCTCAGCCTTGAGAGCCTTGATTTGCTCTTCAAGAGCCTTGGCTTGGCGGGTCAACACTGCCAGTGCATCAATTGCATTGACGGCGCTCTCGATAGCTGCGACGGCTTGGACTTCTGCTTGGGTAGCTGTGATCATTTCGGTCTCCACTTAAAACTGCAACATTGCAGCGTGTAGAGACTATAACACGAAGTTAGAGAGTCGTGTCAACAACCTACTGCGAAATGACCACACAAATTTGTAGGATTTAGTGCGAAGGGCGGCAAGTGTAAGGATTGCGATGATCCTCTACGAAGCCATAGACCCTCAGTGCCTCATGCATTGCCTCCACTCGCTCTTGTTTCAATGATTTTTCATTGATGGTCTGAAGCATGATGGTGAGCAATTCACCAATCTCAGCCGTGGTGGGCGGCGTGTTTTCATCGAGCTTGGTCAGGATGATTGCATTGGCCAGCATCGTCGTGCCTGTTGACGACAGCATGGCCAAAAGACCTCTTGGCCCACACTCAGCCAAGATGATCTCCAAATATTTCTCGATGACACGCTCTAGCTCATCAGCAATCTTGTCTAGCTTATCTCTTTCTTTTGCTTTCATCGTTCACCACCAAAGTCATGCTTGATGTTCCAAAAATTCAACAGGCACTTGAACATCGACCAGCCTTTATTTAGCTCTTCTTCAGACCATTCCACCACCTTGATGAGGCCGGGATGGGTCACTGAGGCAAATACATTGGCACAACGCGCTATTGGCAACCCCAGCCCCACGCGATAGGCTGCTAGTTGCATCAAGTGTTCGTCATAGACCATGAGATCATCTTCTGGCCCAAATTCCTTTGTCTTGGCATCGATGACTACACCACCGGGAGTGGTCGCATCGTTCGCACAATGCAAGTCAACTTTTCCCCCGTATCCAAGCAAAGACGAAAATGATGCTTCAGTCTTCCAATCGGCTGTACCGAAGTGATCAAAGACTTTTTCCTCAAATGCTTTGGCAATGGCAACGTGCTGGACATTGCGATCCCCTTCGTACCATTTTTCAATTGATTCGTGAATCGCTGTGCCACGATCTGCGGCGCGTCGACCAGTCTCTTTGGAGTCAGCTACGATGCGCTTGATGTAATCGCGCTCAGGCTCGTTTTGAGCCCTTGGCAGGGTCAAGGCTGCAAGCAGCATCTGTTCGTTCTTCCAAAGCTCCAGACCGGGCTTGGCGACTAGCTTGAGGATCGTAGTGACCGAAGGTACAAGGTCGAATTTGCGAGCGTCACGCAGCGTAGTCGGACGGTCTGACCCGTCCTTGGCTTTGACCGTATACGCAGGGCCACCACTCTTGTTGTACCAGTGGACTGATTCGACTGATCTAGCAATGATTGTCGTCATGATGTTTCCGTTTTAATTAGAACGGGATGTCCGAGTCGTCATCCTCAAATTGCGTCGATTTTGCAGATTCAATTGCTTCGCGCTGATAGTCATCAGAGCGTTTTACTTGCAACTTTGCCCACTCAGGCGAAGCAGTAATTTTGTCTTTCAGATGCTGACTGAATGTCTCAAACAGATCAAAATCAGGTGCTTGTAAGGTAAAGATTTCCAACTTGTTCACCGGCGTCGGCAGGCCATTGTTTTTGATGATGGCTGGAACCGGCGTCACTCCACCGACGTTGGCGTAGGTGTTGCCGTTTTGCCCTTGGCGATCAATGACATTGATCATGCACCATGCGCCCAGCACATTCTTGAGATCAAACTTTCGCATCTCTTCTGACGAGAACGGCTTGCCGCGCCACGATTGCAAATCCAATCGCAAATTGGCCTTCTCAGACCACGACAAGGTGTAATTCTTGAAGATGCCAAAAGGACGGCCATCTTTCATCAGCAAAGGATGACCGGAGTCATCAACGCCGTGCAGTTCCCAGCCAATCATGAGTTTGTGCAGGTACTTCAGTTGGCCCATGTACTCAGTCTTCTGAGTGCCCAGATCAACGATCCGGTAGCACCGTGCAGGATGCACTCCTGCTGGGCAGCGTTCAAAATTCCCACCCTTGTCTTCGACGATAAAGCTCATAACCACTCCAAAGTGTGTTGCCCGGTCAACATGACCGTGAAAGAACTTTAGCACACTTCTAATTCTGTGTTAGACTATTTTTGTCAGTGGAGGACAGCATGACGTTACAAGAGTACTTTGCAAGTGAGCCTCACGGGGCAAAGAAAGAGATGGCGGTGCATCTTGGGATCACACCGACATGGTTAGGTCTGCTGCTGAGACAGGTGCGTAAACCCTCACCTGCCTTGGCGAAGAAAATTGAAAAAGCAACGCAAGGTTTAGTCTCAGCCCATGAGCTACGGCCTGACATTTTTGACTGAAGGAAAGATATGAAAAAAGTGAAATTGGACGACATCCGGATTGACGGCGGCACTCAATGCCGAGTGGTCATCGATCAGCCGACTGTTTACGCGTATCGTGATGCAATGCTGGAAGACTCGGAATTCCCATCGATTGAGACGACATTCGACGGCACGACGCATTGGCTGACTGATGGGTTCCATCGGTACCACGCACTCAAGTTGTTGGGTATCAAAGAGGTTGACGTGAATTACAAGCCGGGTACTTTGTACGACGCCCGTGTGGCGGCACTTAAAGCAAATGCCAAGCATGGCAAGCAATTGACTGCTGACGACAAGCGCAACAAGGTCTTGATGGCGCTTGCGCTTGAAGGATTTGAAGAGAAGTCGAGCAACGAAATTGCCAAGTTGTGTGAGGTCTCTCAGCCATTTGTGGCTGCTGTGCGCGATCCAGAGGTCAAAGCAAAGCAGGCCGAAAACGTCAAGCGGCACTACAAAAATAAGATTGAAGCTGAGAATTCAATTGATAGTCCGAATCCTGCAACGTGTGGCCCTGATGAAAATGAATTGAAGGCCAATGCACTGACGCTGCAAGCGGATCAGGATGCCATGTACAAGCTGCTGGATTCTGACAATGCGCTGTCTACAGCACATGAAGAAATCAAGCGACTCAATCATTTGAATTCCCAGCTGGAAGTGCGCTTGTCCGGCCTGATGAATGAGAAAAACGAAGCCATCAAGATGGTCAAGCAGCTGCAAAAAGAACTCGACAAACTCAAGCCTAAAAAATGAACAAAGACCTAGCTCCACCCGAGAGTGATGATGGATTCCCTACCCCTAGACCCTTCCAGATCGCCGCACATGAGGCGCTACGGCAGGGTTTTAGGGAAGGGCACAAAAATCAATTGATCATGGCCCCTACGGGGGCTGGCAAGACCTACTTGGGTCTGCGTATATGTAAAGAGGCGATACAGCGTGGTAAACGCGCTGTGTTCCTTTGTGATCGCACTACGCTGATCAATCAGACATCAGCCGTGGCTGACTCTTATGGCATGTATGGCCACGGGGTCATTCAAGCCAAACACTGGCGGCGACGGCCTGATGAGTTGCTTCAGATTGCGTCTGTGCAGACCATCGCAAAGCGCGAATTCTGGCCACAAATGGATGTGCTGGTAGTCGATGAAGCTCACACGACGTACAAGGCATGGACAGAGTTTGCACAGGCTACTAACGCTGTAGTCATCGGTCTATCGGCAACTCCGTTCACACCCGGTCTTGGCAAAATCTTCACAAATTTGGTGAATGCCACCACGATGCATGAATTGACTGTGTCTGGTGTGCTCACGCCTATGCGGATTTTTTCCTGCAAGAAACCTGACATGACTGGCGCAAAGACAAGCGGTGGCGAGTGGACTGACAAGGCGGCTGAAGAGCGCGAATTGAGCATCGTCGGTGATGTGGTGTCAGACTGGCAGAAGCACGGCGACAACCGCAAGACCATTGTGTTTGGCGCGACCATCAAGCACTGTGAGGAGCTTTGCAGGCAGTTCATTCAATCTGGCGTGATGGCGGCAGTGTTCACTAGCGAGACCAAGGCAGCAGAGCGGGAGATGCTGCTCAAAGAATATCGCAAGCCCGACAGCCCATTGAAGGTGCTGATTTCGGTCGAAGCTCTGGCGAAAGGTTTTGACGTGCCTGACGTAGGTTGCATTTGTGATGCGCGACCGCTTCGCAAGTCACTGTCGACAGCAATTCAAATGTGGGGTCGTGGCTTGCGGTCTTCACCGGATACGGGCAAGCAGGACTGCCACTTGCTGGATTTCTCTGGCAACATCGTGCGATTCTTTGAAGACTTCAACGACATCTATTTCAATGGCTTGGCTCAATTGAATGATGGTGAGAAGCTCGACAAGGCAGTGCGGGACAAAGAAGAGTTTGAAACGAAGGGTTGTCCGAAGTGTGGGTACACGCCGTTTCACAAGCGGTGCATGGCGTGTGGTCATGAGCGCATCAGCAAGGCGATGACCGAAGCCCAGCCGGGTCACATGCAGGAGATTTTTATTGGCACTGGCCCAGACAAGAAGAAACTTGCCAACACCGCCGAAGACTTGTGGAATCAGATTTGCACTTATGCACGGCATCACAGCAAGCCTGATAAGCAGTCAGGCAGAGCATGGCATCTGTTCAAGGACATCACTGGCCAAGAGACAAAGTGGGCATTCAGCAAAGCACCAGCCGTGGAGATCACTAGAAATGTCTTCAACAAAATTCAGCAAATGAACATTGCATTCAGAAAAGGAAATCGACATGTCTGAGACCGTGAAAGTTATTGACTACGCTTATCCATGCATGATGGCTGAGAAAGCGTTGAGGGAAATTCATCATTTGATGCTCGACAAGCAGTGCGATCTGGCTCTAACCGAATGCACAAAGGCAATTAATTTCGTTGCCCTGATGATGGCTGCAATCATCCATGAACAGCACAAGGAAAAATGATGAATGATGAACTGATTGAAAGCGTGGTTAAGAATTTAGCCATGATTGCGAGTGCAATTACACCGCTTGATGCATCTTCAATGCACACACCAGAAGGCAACCACATTGAAAGTTTGACTGAAGCAATAATTTATGTTGCTCAAGGTTTGCACAAAATTGCGGATTCAATTGATACGCTTGCAATTAGCATAGAGGGAAACGATTTGACAAATCAGGTATCAAGCCTTGTTGACGCTGTTAACGAGCTAAAGGTCAAAGACGATGAGCTTTATTGACTTTGCTAGAGCGCACGGCGTCGAGATCGACTACGCGACGCTGTATGCGTCGGAGCGCATTCGACGTACCGGCACGGTTGAGAAACCGCGCTCCAAGAATGGTGCATTCTTTTGGGATGGCCAGCGTGGCTGGGTCATGGATTGGTCTAGCGAAGCCAGAGTGACGTGGTACGACGATCCTCATGCTCGCCCGTGGACTGATCAAGAAAAGCGCGATTGGGTAGAAAAGCGCAAAGCTCAACAATCAGATCAGCAGGCCAAGTACGATCAAGTGGCCGCGCAGGCTGAGAAGGTGTTGCGATCTGCCAAGATGAACACCCATGCGTATCTGCAAGTCAAAGGATTTAAAGATGAGCAAGGTCTGGTGCTTTCAGACACGCTGTTGATCCCTATGAGAAACGTCGTCACCAACCGCCTACAAGGTTTCCAGCAGATTAGCTGGGACATGGAAGAGCGCAAGTACGATAAGAAGATGCTGACCGGCATGAGAGCCAAGAATGCAGTCTTTTGGTTTGGCAGCAGGACTGCGGGTGAGACATGGCTGGTCGAAGGCTTTGCAACGGGCCTGAGCGTCCATCAGGCGCTGCGATCCTGTGGGATGCAGGCATCAGTAGTCGTGTGTTTCTCGGCATCGAATTTAGTGCAAGTGGTTGACCAGATCAAAGGCAAGCGTTATGTCTTTGCTGACCACGATGCCTCTGGAACGGGCCAGAAGGCCGCACAAGCCACTGAATTGCCTTGGGTGATGGCTGATGAGGAAGGATGGGATGCGAACGACCTACACACCAAGAAAGGCCTGTTCAGTGTTGTTGCAAAATTGATGAACGTGAAAAACACTTGACAGCCTTGAGATGAAGTGATGTAATTCTTTTACTGGGGATGGAAACCCGGTGAGAAAGCGGTTAAGTAAGACTCTGGCCCGAAAGGGCTCCACCTCCAAAAGGGGTGATTTCCACGGAGTCTTTCTTAACCGCTTTTTTCATTGTCAATTTAATTGACAATCCCGCCGAGATGGACGCGCACTGGCAGTAGCGTCTCGGGGACAGTCTTGCTACGGGATAGATGCTGAGACAGGACAATGGGTGGCGAAGCTAGCGCCCATGCATCGAACGGCTCGCGGGTCAGATACTCCGACAGGCAGAATCTGTGAAGGCCAAGCCTCTTGTGGGAGGGCTAGGTCTGTCCACCTCTAGGCAGCAATCAAGAAGTATTCAGTAAGTAACAGTAAGATTAGTAATTACCCTCAGAGGGTATTTTTTTCTTTTTAGACTCTAAGTTTGTGTTAGACTCCTTACAAAATGGAGGTTCTATGAAGTACAGGATCAGGTTCAACAAGTCTCGCGGTCAACCGGGGCGTGGCACGGTGGATCATGTCTGGCGTGTTTTTGCTGGTGACAAAGAGTTGCTGGCCAAGCACGTTCAATTGAATGGATCATGCCGGTCAGAGAAGGAAGAGCATTCAGAGGACTGGAACATTGTCTGTGAGGGTGAGATGTCGATTGATCGAGTGACTTCGACTGTCACGATCAATGGAGATGGACATGGATCGTGTTGATATCTTTGAGCGGCGTAGAGAACGGTTTGTCAAAGAAGGATTGACCGAAGAAGAGGCGTATGACTTGGCCACTGAGATGTGGAACAGAGATGAAAACAATGTGGATTTGCGGGTTTGCTTTGAATGCACGAACTACCAGCAGGACAAAAGCTGCAAGGCATTGAGCACTTCGACACATAAGATGTGGCCACTGCGGTTCATGCTTCAGCGGTGCCCTCAATTTAATTTGAAAGGAAAGCAATGACACCAAAACTTGTGTTTGCGCCCGGATGTTTTGATGACTTTGATGGGACGCAAGAAGAGCTTGAAGAGTTGATGGCTGACATTCAGAAGATGATTGAAGACGGTAGCTTTTTTGAACAAGCTAACAAAATGAGCCCCGAAGAAGAGAACACTTTTTTCGAGGCGATGAAAAGCAAAGTTGACGCAAGGGGAACAAAATTAAACTGATCGTTGGAATTGATCCCGGTGTATCTGGTGCTCTAGTTTTGCTGGAGGGAGATCGACCCGTGGAATGGATGATGATGCCCACCGTGACGGTTGGAACTGCAACGAGAGTCAATGCAAGTGAATTGCACCACTGGCTTGCATATGGTCGTTTTGTGGATCATGTTTACCTTGAAAGCGTTCACGCAATGCCGGGTCAAGGTGTTCGATCCATGTTCAGTTTTGGACACGCTGTAGGGGTCGTGACCGGGGTGATTGGTGCCATTGGACTACCTCATACCCTTGTGACCCCACAACGCTGGAAAAAGTCCGCAGGGCTGATTGGTACGGACAAAGATGCCGCGAGAGCCAGAGCAATCCAGCTGTGGCCACAGTGGACAGAGCTTGGCAAGAAGGCAAAGGGTCAAGCCTTTGCAGATGCTGCGTTAATTGGATTGTTTGGGTCTGTATGAGTCAATTGATCGGTTTCACTCGACATTGTTTTTCTTGCAAAAAGAACAAAAATGCGTTTGGCGGTAAAACCAGCAAAAAAACCAAAATGTGGAGTTGTATGGATTGTTCAGAAAAAAAGTTTAATTGGAAACATGGGTTGCCTGCTGTGGGATGGTGGCCTACCAAACGCGAACACGACAAGAAATGGTCAGGTACATATCGCTGGTGTGATGGTGAAAGTTGGTCATATCCAGCTTTTGAACACGAAAATTCACAAAAAGCTGCACATTGGGCATCGAAAAAGGATGAATCTACCAAGCAGGGAATGATGTGGTCGGAATGGCCACAGACATTGAAGACTCAAAAATGAAGTGGCTAATGGTGTTATTGCTGACGGGATGTGCATCTGAATGTCGACCTCCAATGGCCAAACCGCTTGATGAACCGATTGAGGTTCATTGCGATAAACGATTGGATTGGGTGCTTGTGTGTACTGAAATCAAACCAAGACAGGTGGCAAAAAATGACTGACGCACTACGCAAAGCGGCGCAGATGGCGCTGGAGTCTGATTGGGACTATCGACAAGCGCAAGCAATCACCGCCCTCCGCGCTGCCCTCGCGCAGCCTGAGCCGTTTAATCCAGACTGGAGTCGCGTCAAGGCTTTGGAGGAGTCCCTGCGTGAGCATATGGCTGAGATTCACCGGCTTAAAACCCTCGCGCAGCCTGAGCAGGAGCCGGTGGCGTACCTATGGCAGCACAGCGAAACCGGACGCACCCGTGTCCTTGAAAAAGATCAGGTGTGGACGGCTAGCAACCCGTGGAAGCGCGTGGGGCCGCTGTACTTGCACTCG